ATGGGTTTTAGCGAAGAGATTACAAATCGACTCGTTCATATTCTTGATAATCCAGACGAGGAGATTTCTTTTGGTAACGGCGACTTCACAATTCACCACCTTCAGCGAGAAGGCTCTGGGTACGTCCTAACCTGTTTGCTCTTTCTACATGGATCTACAAAGTACCAATTTGAAGACTTTGAAGGTCTTTGTGATGGACTTCGCCGAATCTACGGTCAATTTGGTAAGACGGGTGTACCGAGACGCTTGCTTGCTGATCTTGAACAGGCTCTCACTTAAGTTCAAATTTTCAAGCGAACTTTAAATATCAACATGAATACTGTTGAGAGCTAGCGCGAGCGGGGGAGGTAAAACAAGTCCACAAGGCTTTTAGAGTGCCGAAAAAGGGCAATAAGAAAAGGGTTCAGTCTTGCGACTGAACCCTTGAAATCTGGCGATGAGGGAGGGATTCGAACCCTCGATACGCTTTTAAGGCGTATACCCGCTTAGCAGGCGAAAAGAGATGAGTTGTTAAAACTAAATAACATGTTGTTTCAGTCTGTTAAGTGCTCACAAGGTGTGGGTTGAACATAGAACGGCAGATAAAATCACTTCAAATTCACTTCAAAAACGAGAGGGGCTTCGGCTTCAAGTTCAGAGTCGAGCGCCATGATGGTGTCTGTGATGCCGCGAGATACCCTGAGCGACTGAATGTAGTGCTCTGTGGTGGCCTGTCGTTTGTGTCCGAACTGCGCCTGAATATCTCGAAGGCCAGCGCCGGAATCATCTGCATAGCTGGCAATGTATGCACGTAGACTGTTGACCGTGAATAGTGGGATGTTGGCCCTCTCACAGATCCGCTTAAATAGGTACTTGTAAAGCCTACTGTTTTTGTGAAGGGGGCGTCCTTCTTCGTTGTGGAACACATAGGGTACATCGGGCAGGCGTTGTTGCCAGCGGCTCAGCAGGGCTTTGCGTAAGGGGGCAGCCATAGCTAGGGTGTAGCTTTCCAGATTGCCCCCCTTGCGTTTGCGGATCCACATGCGCATGCTGTTGCGTTGAAAGTCTAGATCATCCCATGTCAGACGAAAAAGGCTTACGGGCCGGGCCGCTGTGTAGAAGATGAAGTCGAACAATGCGCGTTCCATCCCCTCCTCGCATGCCACCCGTGCTGCGGCCAGTTCCTCTCTGGTCGGGATGGTGCGGATGAACTTTTCCTCTGGATATGGGTCCGATGTGGCAAAAGGGTTTGAAGCAGTTACCCCCTTGCGGACTGCCCATTTGAATATTGTGTTCAGCTCGCGCAACTCTCGGTTGGCCAGTTTGGATCCGCCGCTTTCGTGCAGGTGGTTCAGATATTCGTCGCAAAGGTGGGGGGTCAGCAGATCAACCGGGAAAAAAAGTTGAGCCTCCTGTGGCGTTCCGGGGGGGAATTTCTGCTGAACAAAATGGATCAGCCGCTTACAGGAGGCCCGCTTGTAGCTATATGTGCTTTGGCCGTGGTGCTTTTGGGAGTATGTCAGGTAGGGGTTGGCAATGTCACAGAAGGCAGTGCGGATCCGGGCCGGTTGTGAGTATTGCCTCCGGGCTTCCTCCTGCCATCGAACTGCATCGGTCTTTTTCTCGAAGCCGCGCTTTGTCTGAACCTTCTGCCCTTCTATGAACAGATCCGCCATGTAGCGGGTGCCCTTCTTCGTTTTGTACGCCGTGATAGCCATAGTTTCTCCCTGTCTGCTCCTCAAGGTAAGCTATTACACGGGCGGGGCGGAACAATACAGAACGCGCATCTCTTCCGGAAGTGCGGAAGAAATGCGGCCAGCGTCTCCACTCTGCCTGCGCAGTTTTCTTTTCCATTTTGAGGATAATGGCCATGCCGTCAAGGTCAACAATGGCAGGCAGGGTTTCTTCTTGGTAGCTGAGGCTCATGGCGGGGCTTTTCTACGTTTGCGGCCCGCGACACGGATTCAGTGGGGGGTGTCGCGGGCCGGTGGTGTGGGGATCGCTTATGTACGCTGTGGGGCGGGTCCGGAAACCCGCCTGTGTGGTGTTTCTCAGGAGTTATTCAGGAGATCCTAGCAGCGAAGGAATAGCCTGTTCCGGGCAAGCTCCACAGTGCACATGGCTTTTATATAGGAGAAAACACCCTATTCGTCAAGAATCAAAATAGGGTGTTTTCTCCTTATGAGTGGGGAGGGTGTGGTATCGCTGTCGCTGTATGGGGTGTGCCAGCACGGGTTGACGTTTTTAGTCGCTGTCAGTACATCCTTGTCTATTGAGCTTTGGGGCAATCTGTAAAACGATAGGATAGGGTGTATGTCTAGAGTTGATGAGATTACACACATATATGAAGTGATAGCTGCTTTACGGTTTGTGGCCGTAGCAGCTGCAGGTATGGAGTGGGGCGGAGGGGTGAGTGTTCTGCTTCTGGATCAGTGCCGGAAGCTGGAGGCGGTTGCCGATAGGCTGGAAAGGAAGGAACAGGCTAGGTGTGGTTAGGGGATAGTTCCCTGCTAAGAAGTGAAAAAGAGCCGGATGCTATTGCATCTGGCTCTTTTTTTTGGAGGTGATGGCTTGGCTGATTTGCCACATTAATGAGGGGAGGTCTGTGCCTAGGATCTGTGCCATCGAAAAAGCTTCATTGATGCTCACCTTTCGGCGCTTCCCACTGTTTTGCGGGTCGCGGATGCTGCGCCATAGCCTTCCACCATCAGCGTCGCCAAACACTAGCTTTCCGAACTCGTTATGGGAGATGCCTTTTTGGGCCAAGAGTTCAACCACGTAGTCTACGAATATTTTTTCGAAATCTTCAGTGTTTTCCATGTAATCACTCTATAGGTGTTTTTCACCTAGCGGAAGAGGAGATTTTTTTCTTGACCAGATAGGAGAAAATCCCCTATCAACTGAGTCATGAATAACGCCGCATATCGAAAACATCTCTCTCTACTGCTTGGGCATTTCGGCACTTTCACGAACGCTGCTTTGTTCATGGATGTTTTGCCGCGCACGTTCCGTGACCAGCGGAAGCACTTTAACCGTAAGGCTGCGCACCGTGTTGCTCTTGCAGCGAAGCTTATCAGGTTGCGTGAAGTGCTCAAGGTTCTTCGAGCGGAGCACGGTCTTTCGGATGCGAACTTAAAGGCTGCGATCAAAGCTGCTGACCAACGTCTTCTCTCTAAGAGCAGAAAGGAAGAGTAGGAGCAGTTCCCCCAATTCGCAGAGCATACCCTAGGTAATTCTCTGCGTGTGTTCAATTTATGTGTTTTCTCAGGAGGATAAACACGATGAAAGAGCGCGACGATGAATTGTACATCCCCATGGAAAAGCCCCGGCACTCGCTGGCTGGGCTGGATGCAGTAGACGCTTTCAAGCTTGCTTGGGAGCGAAGTGGCAAGACCATGCCGCAGATCATGCGAGAAATGGGCTGGAGTGAATACCACGCAAAACGAGTGTTCGGCACAGAACGCTATTTCCCTACGTTTGAGGATCTGCCCAAGTTCTGCAACGTGGCAGGCAACACAATCGTCGTGCAGTGGCTGCACGTTCAGGCGATGCAGTATGGCGTTGAGCCTCAACATATCAATGTGGATTGCGCGGAGCTGGTGAAGCGCATCGGCGACCTGTTCGGTGAAATGAGCGACGTAGGGCAGGAAGCATCCGATTCAATCAGGGATGGCATTCTGGAGCCTAAAGAGCTGCGCCGGATTATCCGTGAGCTGAGCGATGTGGTGAGTAAAAGCATGGCGCTAATTGGTGATCTGCGGGCGCTGGAACGCAGCCTCAAGGAACAGGGAGGGGAGTAGCTATGAGCGGGGTAGTTTATAGGCAATACGTGGCTGAGAAGGGAAGTCCTTATGAGCGTGCATATCAATGGTACGCTGAACAGGCAATCGCAGCTCAAGCTGTAAGAAGTGAGATTTGCGGTAAATATGGAATCCAACGATACACCACGGTGGGCAATATGTTCTTAGGGGTAGTGCTTTCTCAAGAAGATGCCCAGCAGTTCCCCGAACTCTTTAACAGGAAAAAAGACGGCGAGGGAGTTTATTCCCCAGATCCGAGACGAACTGGCGGCAGGGCGTTGCGGAAAGAATGGAGGAAAGCGGATTACCCAGACCGATTTGATGTTTCCAGAAAGGTTGCAGAATTCGGAGGGGAACCACAGCTGCTTGAAAAGATAATCAAGGGGAATTGGTATCAGGGCGGAGCCATGCCGTTTGGTAGCACCGTTGTATGGGGTGTTCCTTTGCAGGAAGGGGAAACCCCGCCCGTTATTGAGGGGCTGACCTTGCTGAAAGAGTCTGAATACCACGCAATGAAAGAGCAGCATGAAGAAGCGAAGGGGGAGCACAATGAGTAAGCAGCTGTTTATCTGCACCGGCAAAATTGAGCTGGCTGTGGCTGTGTACGCAAGTGCTCCCACAGCTCAGCAGGCCCAGCGGCTTGCTGATGAGTCTCTCAAGACAACGCATTTCGCAAGCTGCTTAGCCTTGCGTCTTGAGCGGGAATTTTTGATCCGTGTGCAGGAAGGTGAAACGCCCCACTTCATCACCATTCGGGTTGAAAGCGAAGTATTGAATCCCGACCTTCTCCCGGCCCGTGAGATTGACGGCCAGCCCGCATCGGAGGTGCCGCATGCCTAAGTTCGTTTGCGCCTTCACGCTTACAATAAAAGGAACTGCTACCGTAGAGGCAGCATCGGAAAAGGATGCCTTCGACGTGGCTTGGGATGCCGTTAGTGAATACAAGGGCAACTCCATAAACTGGTTGTCTGATGATGACGACGAGATTGAGTTCGATGATGGAAGCACTGTCCAGCTCAAGCTCGACAAGTACGTTTCAGACAGTGACGTGTCTCCTGCCAAGGAGGTGGCCGATGCATAAGCTGGAACGTCCTGCAGCTGTGAACAATCTGGAGTTGGCCATTCAGTTGGGAGCAAAGCCTAATCAGGCCACTCATGATCTGCTGACATACATTCTCCATCTGGAAGCACTGGCCCTGCAACAAGGAGCCGCTGTTGCCTATTTGCAGGGAGCCATCCGAAGCGGTGGCATCGTATCCGTATCAGAGCGGTACTACGTTATCGAAACCAGCACCTTGTTGGCCAGTGGCCAAGACGAGCGCGCAAGGAGGGCACAGTAATGTCTAAACCTCTCTTTTTGCCTCTTACCGCCCGTTACTATGACAAGTTCGCAAACGGTGAAAAGAGCAGAGAATACCGCCGCCCCGGCGGCCAGTATAACCCTGAAACATGCGCTGCCGGTCGGGCCGTGCTGCTTTCGCGCGGCTACGGCACACAGAGCCGCATGCAAGGCGTAATTACGGATTGTGGACACTGCCGTGTTGCGGATCTGGACGGAGAGGACCGCCGAGACGTTCAGGCCGTTTATGGTCCGCTGTGTCGTGAGGTGTTCTGGTTCGGGATTGATCTGGCAAGGGGTGAGTCATGAGTGGCTACGAGATTTCCGCCCGTGACATTGTGCAGGCTCTTCTGGCGGATCCGCGTTTCCAGTTGAAAGAGAAAGGGGACTACCTTCGCGGTGGTCCCTGCCCCAGCTGCGGCAAAAAAGAGTTGTTTATCAGCATTGAGCAGCCGTGGGTGATGAAGTGCAGCCGTTTAAATAACTGCGGATGGGAAGAACCCGTGCGGGATCTGCTGCCAGAGCTGTTTGAAAACTTCGTTGATAAGTATCCGCCCACTGAGACGGAGCCGGACCGCACGGCCAACGTCTATATGGGCATGAACCGTGGGTTTGATCTTTCCAAGATCAGGGGGTGGTACGATCAGGGCACATACCAGTATCCGCACTCCAACTACTTCACACCCACGGTGCGCGTGTACGTCGACACAGAAAAGACCGTTTGCTGGCAGCGCCTTATCAAGCCGGACAAGCATGCTGAGAACAAGGGCAAGGCCCGTGTGTTCGGCGATTTCAAGGGCATGGCATGGACGCCTCCGGGGATGGAGATTGAGCGCGGCGACCGCGTATTCATCGTTGAAGGGATCTTCCACGGTATAGCCCTGCAGCATGTGGGCATTAAGGCTGCTGCAGCCATTTCCAGTTCCAACTTTCCTCGCCAGCTCATTGAGGCTCACAAGGACAAGGGGGTGGTATGGGTGCTGGCGCTGGACGGTGATAAAGCCGGAGCAGACTACACCAAGCGCCATGCAAAAAAACTGCGCACCATGGGTGAACAATACGAGGTGTGCCGCCCGGCCAATAAGCAGGATTGGGATGATTTGTTTCGTGCCGGCAGGCTCACGGATAAGTACATTGAAGATGGGTTGTATCGTGGACGGCTGTTCATGTCCGAGACAGCCAACGAAAAAGCATATCACTACTATGTGCGTAACCGGCACAGAAAGTTCGTGCTGGAGTTCGGTAATTCCCTGTTCGGTGTGAAGGTGTCGGACAGCCTAGACAAAGAGTTGATGAACAACGTCACGGAAGAGGATGAGAAGCAGGAGGATGGCCAACAGCCATTTGATTCATTATTGGACGCGGTTCTCAAGTCTCCGCGCGGTCGGGATATATTCAGGTCCAATTGTGATGTGGATTTGATATCGAACGTATACCCCGATTTCCTTTACATGGAAGTCGACCCGATAATGGATGAGCAACGCTACGTGTTCAAGGTTTGCTACTCAAACGGCAACAGTGACGACATTATCGGACTGGATGGTACACATCTCACTAGTCCGGAAGCGTTCAACAAAGCGATGCTTACCAAGGCCCGCGGCGGCACCTTTGACGGTGACGTGCGCCACCTGAAATACCTGCGGGATCGCTGGCTGAACCATAGCATGCTGACTGTCGCCTCAGTTCCTTTCGTTGGCTACGACAGGGAGCTGCAAACGTATGTGTACCAGAAGCATGCCTACCATATGGGAAAGGAAATCGCTCTCAACGAGCATGGCTATTTTGAGATCGGCCGCAAAGGGATCAAGACAAGTCTAGTCGCGGTAGCCGTTCATACTCGCGGGGAGTTCAACCCTAATTGGCTTGAAAAGTATCATCTGGCATTTGGCTGGCAGGGGCTTGCCCTGCTGGCTTTTTGGATGGGGTCGCTATTTGCGCAGCAGATCCGCGCGGAGGATAAAACCTTCCCCTTTTTTGAATTCACCGGAGAACCCGGTGCCGGTAAATCCACCGCCCTTGAATTTCTTTGGAAGTGTTGTGGGCGTGATGAGTATGAAGGGTTTGACGTGATGAAGTCGTCGCCCGCAGGCCGAAGACGTGCATTCAACCAGCTCAGCAATCTGCCTGTTGTCATCATCGAATCGGACCGTGATACCGGATCCGGAGACAAAGACGCTAAAGCCAAGATGTTCAATTTTGACGAGTGCAAGCCATTCTTCAACGGACGTAGCACCGGCACATTGGGTGTGGCCAAGCGTGGCAACGAGATTGAAGAGCACCTGTTTCAGGCTTCACTTATTATCAGTCAGAACGCAGAAGTTGAGGGATCAGAAGCTCTTCTGCAGCGAATTGTGCATGTGCATGTGACCAAGAAGCACCACACCCGCGAGACGCTTGGTGTAGCAAAGTGGTTTGAAGGGCAGAGCGCTGCAACTGTCGGCGGGTTTCTGCGCGAAGCGCTTACCCATGAGACGCAGATCCTGGATGTATACCGCAAGGCTTTTCAAGAAGTCTCTACGCAATTCAGAAGTCGTGGCCTGCTGAAAATGGAGCGTATCATAAAAAACCATGCTCAAGTGGCTGCATGCGGGTATGCGCTTTCCGTACTGTTCCCATCCATGACTAAGGAACGCTGCGAGAAGCTGACGGAATATCTTTATGAACGTGCCAAGGTGCGCGAAGAACGCCTTTCTGCAGACCACCCCCTGCTTGAGCAGTTTTGGGAAACCTACCGTTACCTGAACGACGAATCCCCCAAGGGAACCGTGGGATGGCTCAATCATTCCCGCGAAGAAGATACTATCGCCGTGAACTTGAACCAGTTCCGTGATTTGTGTCTTCACAATGGGCAGGAGCTGCCCGACATCAAGCAGCTGAAGAAGTTGCTTCCCCATTCTAAGCGCCACAAGTTCGTGGCCAGCAGTGCCCCCGTAAACAGCCGCCACCTTAATAAGACCCTGCGTTGCTGGGTTTTTGAGGCTTAATCGGCAGAAATTGTTGAATATACACGCGCATGTGTGTGCGCGTTGGAAAATCATAAATCCCAAATGTGGAGGGGGGTCCGGAAAAGTGTAACATTTGTAATCTCATTCCGAAAACAAGGTGTAACCACTTGAACAAAAATGATAATATTGGAATTTGAAAAGTGTAATTTTTATGTAATTTCAGTGTAACGAGATTACAGTTTGCAGGTTACTTTTTGAGCACATGTTCAGTAACTGCGATGCACTGAAATAATTGAAGATTACATTTTAGGTTACATCTGATTACAGTAAAATTACATTTTCACCTGTCTACAGTTTCCCTTAGAGCCATGCGGTGTTGCGAGGAAAATGATGGGTGAGATTACAAATGTTACACTTTTCCGGACCCCCCTCCTCCTGTCTGAAAGGAGAGACGCTATGAAAGAGATCAAGGTAATCAGCATCTGCGGCAAGTGCGGAGCCGTTTTTGAAGGTGCGCACGTATCTCAAAAGCTGCCCTGCTGTGGTGGAGAATGTGACCGCTCCATGCTTACTTCACACCTGTTGAACAAGCTGGATGATGCGGAGCTTTTGGAGTGGATCCGGAAAGAGGCCGCAGCCGGTTACGAGCTGGCCATGGATGATTTGTATGACGCTGGTGGAGACTATGACCCGAACATGGGGCATCCGCACAGGCTGCAGCTGCCGGAGCTGGAAGGGGGGCTGTAATGAAAGCGCCTAGAATATGGTGGGTGCAGGACCTGATTAAGCATTGTTACGCCGCACAGGTATTTATTAACGGCAAGGAAGTACCATGGCGGCACGTTGGGCCAGAGAATTGGATCCGCTACCGCCTCAAGGCCACATGGTTGGTGTTTACTGGCAAGGCGGATGCCGTCCGCTGGCCGGAAGGACAATAGAAGGGAGGAAGGATCATGCAATACGAGAAGGACGGATCCTTGTTGATACTTGGAACCCCGCGCCGGATTCTGACGGTGACGGATACGCATGTCTTTGTAGAGGGCGGGAAAACGCTGTCGGTACGGCAGGCAGAAATGTATCCTTATTCGCCCCCGGCCACGTCTAAGAGAATGATGTTGGACTGTCCGAGGTTGCCGGGAAAGAAAACTATGCTGCAGGAGATCAAACAGGAGCGGTTGATGTGATGGGCAGTAACACGTTTATGGAGCAGTGCTTATCTGGTGAAGCCGTTCCGCAAGATGATAGCACTGCCGTTGATCACTGGCACGACGGGGATGATTCGCGCTCTCTTCGTGATGCCTTGGGACTTACTCCAGAGGAATATGAGGAATGGGTAGCTGGGAAAGTAAGTTTCTCTGCGCTTGTTGAGAGGCGGCGAGCTGAATAGTTGCAGCCCCTTGAATCTAATATGGTTCAAGGGGCTTTTGATTTACAAGTTTGTATTTATATGTGTATGCGTACCTGATACTCTAGGGGGTAAAAATGTTAGGTAACGATGTGACGGTATTGAGTTTTGCTGATGAGGTGAAGAAGCTCAAAGCGGAAAGGGCGGATAAGGATCTGGAGCATATCAGTGATGAGGGATTACGCGATGCCATGCGCAATGTGCTGGTGTGCGATGATGTGCACAAGGGACGGGAAGCAGCTCGAGCCTTGCTTGTGGTGGCAACCACATTGGATGGCCATGCGGAGCGACTGAACATGCCCAAGCTGGCAGAGATAGCGCTGCAGATACGTTTGGTTGCTGGCTATCAGTTGGGCCGCGTGGCGCTGGCCGCTGCCGAGCCATGCCTTGATGAATTGGCCAGCATGGCGGCGGATTTGCCGGAGGTCTCGCGTACACGCCTGCAGGCGGCACAAGAAGCCTTGCGCGAGGCCATGGCCTGCGATCTTCCAGTGCATCCGCTGTTAGCGGATAGGGTGAAAAAGTAAGGTAAAGCCCCCCGGTGCCGATGGTGCCGGGGGGGTATTTTTTAAATTTCTATGCGCATTATGCGCATTTTTATTTGACAGCTATGCGCATTATGCGTATTGTCTTCACATGAGCAGCACGGAGGTAATCAAAAGGCTGGTCGAGGCGGGGTTCATTCATGTTAGCACAAAGGGTGACCACTGGAAATTCAAACACCCAGACGGGCGAATAACCATAGTAACCCACCCTGTGAAGGACATACCGAAAGGAACCCTAGGGAACATAAGAAGACAATCGAAACTAACACTCAGATAGGGGAGGCCGAAAGGCCCCCCTAAAGGGGTATGTACATATGATTTATCCGGTAATAGTACACAAGGATCCTACATCCGATTATGGCGGAACAGTTCCAGATTTTCCCGGCTGCTTTACCGCTGCCAGCACCTTGGAAGAGCTGATAGTAAACGTGCAGGATGCCGTGGAATGCTACATGGAAGGCGAAGACATGGAGCCGCCTACGCCGTCACCTCTTTCTGCTGTTATCGCTTCCACAGAGGCAGAGGGCGGTGCTGTGATCTTGGTGCCGGTGGATATGTCCTTTCTGGACAAGAAAGCCGTGCCTGTGAACATCACCATGCCGGTGTACGTTCGGAACAAGATTGACCGCGCGGCCAAGGCCAGCGGTAAAAGCAGATCCGCGTATATTGTGGATTGTGCGCTGCGTTGTGCTGGGAGCGGGTGCAGCGTTTAGGCGCAAGATACTATTCCGCTTTATTGCTGCCCCGGTGCCGATGGTGTCGGGGCTTTTCTTTTGCCTTTTCGATATTCCAGAACGCTTTTCACCTATCCGGTTAGCTGGTAAGGGCTTCCTTGGTGTGTTTCTCAAGGAGGTTCGTTTATGACAATAACTATGCGCACCGCTTGCACTAATCAGGCAGGCGCGTTGATTCGTATGGCATCTATTGCACTGTGCATCTGCCTTGTTGCGGTATCCCTTTCGGGTTGTGGTGGCCCGGAAGATTCGCCCAGCATGGCCGCAGTGCGTGAAACATTGAAGCAACCGGGGAATGCCCGCTCTTCGCAATCTGCCCCCCTTGCCAATGGGGTTGCCGTGTTGGTTGAAGATACTGCAGGATATTGGGTACGAGATGGCAAAGTGTACGCCGTGAACGGCGTAGCGAAAGAGCTTTCTGGTGGAATATCCTATGCGCCGCAGTCCATTGATATGCAGGCTATACAGGCGGCTATTGGTGGTTCTGCACAAGAGCAGGCCGTATTTTCTATTGCGCCAGAGCGCTTTCTTGAGGGCATGAACGCGATTCTTGCCAAGGAAGCTATAGCCCCTCTGAAAAAATCCACCTATTGGGATTACGATCTGGAAGCTGGAGAAAAAGGGCGTGCGGCCCTCCGGCTCTCGGAGTGGGGTGGCGAGCTTTCGGGTGTCAGTGTGAATGCCATATTAAAGCGCGGCGAGCTGTCAAACTTTGGCCCTGTGCTGCTGATGCAAGGGATTATGGCCATAGTGACCCCTTCTGAAAGTGCTGATGCGCGTGAGGCCATGATGTTGAACCTCATAATGCAGTTGCGCGAAAAGAAGGACGGGGAAAAGGTAGAGGCCCAAGTGGGGACTGCGCTCTATGCCATGTGGCGTGAGTCCAGCGGGGTGACGTATTTTGAAGCCCGGCCTGTAATTAAATAGGGGATCGTCGCCCAATGGCCGGGAAACTGACACACCACCCGGCTTTGGGATTTCCCATGTGTATCCATTGTAGTTATTCTGCCCACACCGGAGCAGTTTACCGCCCTTGAAGTGGAGCTGGCCGTGGCGGATCCGCCTGCAGGCGAGTAAGGGTAAAGATGTGAAGTAGGGGAGCCTTTGCGGCTCCCCTTTGTTTTGTGGCTAGTTGGGCCTGCGCCAGTGCCACATGAGGATAAGGCTTACTATCGAAGCCAGATCCCCTGTCGTTGATATGAACTGAAGCATGGTTTTTTCCTCCTTGCTTCTGTTGGCTCGGCGCATTATCTTGACTTTGCAATGGAAAGATCCTGCGCCGAGCCAGTCGGTTGTGGGGAACTTTGAGGGGTGGCCAGTCCACCCCTCGTTCTGTTTAGGTAATCTAGGTGTTGCCTTGCTTAGTGTCAATGGCAGCTTTTCTTTCAAGTTGTTGATTTTGTTGCTTTTGTGTATACTTGCCGTCGGCAAATCTACACGGGGGTAGGGAAGTGTTCCGAATACTTTGCATGTCCCAAAAAAGAAGGCCCCTTCTAAGAAAATCTTGGATGAGGCCTTTTGTGTTTAGGGGCTTGCAAGAAACTATTGCCTGTACTTGGAGTAGGGGGATGGTAATGTCTTAAGCCAGTTTAGCACTGCGCGATGTGGTGGTAGGATAGGTGTAAGCAGATGGGGGCGAAACAGTCTGTCCGCCTCTAGTTCAAGTTCTTTTATTTTATTTTCAATTTCATCATTCTCTCCGCCGCGTAATTTTTCTAAAAGAGATTCTTTATTTTCTAGATATTTACTTCGCATGTTGGGGGGAGTTCTCTGTATTCTTTTTTTTAATCTCGCAAGTTGAGATACTGTTACTTGTAAATCAAAAAATATTTCAGTAGTTTTTTCAATAAATGCTGATTCATTTTCGCCAAAAATTGCTTTGCATGTGTATTTTTGGATAATAAAATTATTTATAGATTCAAATTTGTTTTGTAGTCTAAAGTAAAATACTTTTATTTCTATATCATCATCATTGATGATGCCACAAGGGTCTCGCTCGATTTTTGTTTCATGACTTTTATTAAAATATTCGTGCACTTCATTCATTTCGTCATATGTGATAAAATTAGGCCTTAAAAATTTTATTGTATAAATAAAAATATGAAACGATTTAAGTATCTCGAGGGCTGCATCGTGTTTCGCTTTACACGATATTTGAGATCTCCAAGAGTTTACTCCGAAATAAGCTAGGCATGCTGATGCAAGAAGAATTAAATTGGCCAATAATCCTATTTTTTCGCTCATGTAGTTCTCGGGTTTGTTTTTTCTTGCTTTTAGTGCTGTAGTTCTGCAAAGAGCTGCTGCTGTTGCGTCCTGCTGTACCCTTTGAGCCGTTCCCGAACCTCTTCGGGCAGGTCAAGGGCGGAGGGGGAGAGTGTGTGCGAGAACTCCATGATTACCACAAAGGTGTGGCCGCACTCCACGTTCTTACACATGCAATAGAGGTGCTTTGCAACGTCTGATATTTCCTTGCTGGAATCTATCACTGCCGGGCTGCCGCACCTGTTGCACCGTACTATAACCTGTCTCATAGTGTATCCCTCATGCAAAAGACACTATTGCCCCTCCGATACCCTGTCAACATGCCTATTCGTTAGCAACTTCCTGCTTTTCCCAATCGATTTGCAAGTTCGGCTTAAGCACCTCATTCACATCTTTGAGCAGGGTGCGCACGGGTTCAATCTCGTTTTTCTCATACACCTTGTCGAACTTCTCTATGTCGCCGAAGCCTGCAGTGTTGGTGGGTATCACGTTGGCCATGATGGGTGGCACCCTGTGTGCGGCAATCATGTCATCGCGCGAAAGGTTCTTTATCTTCTCCAGTTCGTCCTTGCTGGAGAAGTCGCCGACCGGCAGGATCTGCACGGCCTTGGGGTCACCGTTGGGTATATGCAGATACATGTTGCGGAAGTTGCCAAGCCCCTTGGAGCCTTCAATGGCTTTTTGGATGCGGTTCTGCGCTTCTTCTTCCAGATCTGCCCCGCTGGTGTAGAACACGTAGCCCATGTGAGCGCCGTTTTTGTAGTAGCGCCTGCGGAACAGGGTTGCATCCTCGTTGAGCAGCATGCTTTGAATGGCCCCCAGATAGCGGGGCTTGCCGTAAATGCTTTGGGCCACATCGTAGTTTTTGAAGTGGAACACCTCGCCCGGCTCGAACTCGTGGATCTGGCCGTTGACCTGAATGAGGCCGTAGCGGTTCGGCTCCTTCATGCGGCGCATGTTGATGGCGGGCAGGTGGCTGCAGCGCACGACCTCGCCGTAGTAATTCCGGTGCAGTTGCATGTAGGCGTTTGCGAATACGGAAAAGTCCGTGGCCACGGCATCCATATCTTTACGCGAAATGGCCGTGGTGGGCTTGAAACCGCGCATGACCATGAGCACTTTGAACTCCAGAAGCGGCCCGTGGTAGGCGTTGGCATAGAGCAGGCGCGATAGACCGGCGAACGGCACAGGTGTCTGGTAGTATTTGCCGTTGTCGATAAGGTACACGCCAAGGGAGTCCACATACTGGTGGCCATCCAACACCGGCTGCGGATCGCCGAACATGAACGCCCCGCCACCGGTGGAGGGGTTAGCCTTCAGTTTATTCTTTTTCTTGCTCATTCCTGCTTGCTCCTATCCTATGACTACCCTGCAGCCGCCGCGCGACCGCGCCAGAGGTTCATATGAAACGCCGTGCAGAATGGCGAACGCCGCATCTGCATGGCCTGTGCTTTCCGATCTGTTGGCCGCGTAGGTCATGGCCCCGCTGGGGGTGGTGGTCTGGCGTATCATCATGAAGGCAAGGCCCACTTCCTTGTCCGCTGCATCCCACTGTATGCGCCCGCCTTCCACCAGCTCGCGGCCCTTGAGCACCAGTTCTGTCTTGGTCTGCAGGGAATAGTGTATGGACGTGGCGCGGGGGTAGAATATGCGCACGTTTTCATACACGCCGATGCCGGGGCCGGTCGTATCAATGCCCATAAACTGCACGTTGTAGCGTTCTGTGATTTCCTTGATCCGTGCCACCTGCCACAGGTAGCTCTTATTGACCCACTTGAAGCGCTCGAGCACGCGGAACATGCCGCCCGGAGTATCCGGAGGGGCAATGACTACGAACGAGGCATCATCGCGCGAACGGCTGGGATCGTAGCCGCACCATACCGGCTTGTTGCCGAAGGGACGGGGCAGCTTGGGGTTGAAATCCGCCCATTCTGCCGGATCCGCGCCGCAGGCTTCCAGCTGGTGCAGCAGAAACACGCCGTTTGTGTCGTCCACAAAGCCGCACATGAAAAGGTTCTCGAACTCTTCCGGCCCGTATTCCAGCTTCAGGTCGTGCAGATCGAACAGGTCACAGCCACCCGCCATGGCATCTTCCAGCGTAATGATCTTGCGCCACGTGTTGTCTGGACACAGGATGCCGCTTTGCGTTTCCTTGAAGCCGGGGAACTGCTGCCGCTTCACCTTGTTGCGGGCGTTGAACCAGTCGCCGTTCCACAGGCCATAGGCGGGATGCGTCACCGCGCTGGGCGTGGAAAAAAGCGTGCGCCGCCATTTCTTGTGCGCGGCCATGCCGGTGGCCACCTTATGCAGTTCCTTGAATCCACGGATCCAGAAGAACTCATCAATGTAGACGTGGCCGTGGTAGCCCTGTGCGCTTTTACTGTTGTTGGAAAGAAAGCGCAGCGTGGCAGCCCCGTGGGCAGTGTGCAGGGTGATGGGGTTGCCCTTCAGCTCAAGATCAAATTTTTCCTGCGCTATGTTGATGATGTATGTGCGGAACACCTCAGCCTGTGCCCGTGTGGCGGATAGAAATATCTGGTCATCGCCGGTCCTGCAGGCATCCTCAAAGGCTTCCTGCGCAAAGTACCACGTGGCCCCAATCTGGCGGCTTTTGAGTATCTGCCGGTTGCGGTAGTGCTTGGCCTGCATCAGCTCGCGCTGATAGGCGTAGTAATGCTGATGCAGCTGCGCCTTGAAATCTTCCGGCGTGAGGTGAGAAACATCGTTTTTTATGGGACGGCCACGGCGCTTGCCGCCGGATCCGCCGCCCTTGTCGCTCTTTCTCTTTGCATCATGGGCGGCAGGAGCTGTTGCTTTGTCCGTTGTGCCGTTTGTTCTGTTTGTCGCGTTCTGTGCCCGTTCCGAGGCCACAACGTCCCGCATGGCCTGTTCGCGTTCGCGTAGCCGCTGGAAGCGCTCCAGTGCGGATGTAAGGCGCTCTATCTCCTGCAGGTCCACCTTGGTTTTGCCATCGCGCTCTATGAGCAGCACAAGGCGGCGCTGGGTGGCATCCTCTACACTTTCATGCAACAGCATGTCGCCCCATCCTTCCGTATCAATCCAATGATACAGCGTGCGTCGAGGTATGCCGAGCGTGCGTGAAATCTCGCGTGTATTGTATTTTTTGCAATAAAGGCCGCGCGCGGCTTCCTTTACCTCTGCTGGATACTGTGCCATATCGGAACACTACAACGATTTTGTATTGCAGCATGCCGTTTTCATTCCGATACTACATAGTATCGGAACGCATTATCTTGTTGTACCAATCTCCGCCGCATATTCTTGCGGCATGGCAACACTCACTACAGATTTCATCAAGGTGGCTCAGTCCGGCCCGACCTGTGACGGGCGCACAATTGACCCGCAGGAGCTGCGCGAAATCGCGGAGACCTACAGCCTCGAAACGTACACCGCTGTTATCTGGCCCGACCATGAGCGTTTTTTCGGCAGCCACGGCACTGTGCTGGCTGTTGAGGTGCGCGAAAACGGTGATGTGACCGAGCTGTGGGCCAAGCTACAGCCGGGCTGGCGCATGTTGGAAAAGAACCAGCAGGGCCAGAAGCAGTTCACCAGCATTGAAATCTGGCCGAATTTTGCGAACGGCGGCAAGTGCTACCTTGGCGGCATCGCCATTACCGACCAGCCCGCAAGCCTTGGCACCGAGCAGATAAAGCTGTTTACGGCCAAGCGCGGCGCAGATGCCGAGAAAACCCGCTTCTGCCACAGCGGCCTTGAGCTGCCCAATCTCTTTACATCCCCGAACACTGCCGGAGAGGGCACCGCAACTGCTGACGAACAGCAGGCGCTGTCCCTGCTGGAACGCACCTTCCGGATGTTCGGTTTTCACAAATCTGAACCCGACAGCGAGGAACCCATGGACGCTAAACAGTTTGAGGCGTTGAACCAGAAGCTCGACGGCCTTTCCAAGAAGGTTGATGCACTGAGCGTCAAGCCCGAAGGCGACACTACCGCATCTGATGCAGCGCCTGCCGATAACGGCGCAGCGCAGAAGCATCAGCAGGAAACCACTGCCGCAGGCACTCAGAAGCCCGAAGGGTTTACCGGCGATGATCTGGGCAAGCAGCTGGATAGCCTGACCGATACCGTTGGCAAGCTGGCTGACCAGTTTGGAGCCATGTCCAAGCGCATGGAAGGCGAGAAGGGCAGCGGCAAGCAGTTTGAAACCTCCGGCCCCGCAGGTGATGCGGCGGATATTCTGTAGGACGACACATGAACGCAAACGCTATCAAACGCTTTGAGACCCTTAAGGGCATTCTGGGCAAGGCCTACGGCGTGCCGGACGTTTCCCGCCAGTTCGCCGTGGACCCGTCTATTGAACAGCGCCTGCAGGACAAGATAGTTGCTACCAGTGACTTCCTGCAGAAGATCAACCTCATTGCTGTTACGGAACTGAAGGGCCAGAACATCCTTGGCTCTGCCTCCGGCCCTGTGACCGGCCGCACGGATACAACCGTGGATGGCAAGGAACGCAAGACCCGTGACGTGCTGGGCCTCACTCCTGTTGGTTACGAGCTGTTTGCCACCAACTCGGACGTGCACATCACCTATGGCACCGTTGATGCGTGGGCCAAGTTCCCCGATCTGGGGCAGCGTTACACCGGCTATGTGCAGAAACGCATTGCCGTAGACCGTGAGCTGGTCGGCTGGCATGGCGAACAGGCTGCAGCGAACACAGACCTTGCCACCTATCCGCTGATGCAGGACGTGAACAAGGGATGGATGCAGTACGTGCGGCAAAATCTGCCCGCCAACGTGTTGCTGCAGGGCAGTACCCCCGGTGAAATCCGCATCGGTGCCGGTGGCGACTACGCCAACCTTGACCTTGCCGTGTTCGACCTGTTGCAGGCCATTCCCGCGTTCTTGCGTGATGGCCTTGTGGCGCTGGTCGGTTCCGACCTTATCGCGCAGGAAAGCGCAGCCCTCTTTGCCGCTGTGGGCAGCAAGCCCACCGAAAAGAACGCCATGAACATGGCCATGGCCCGCCTTGGCGGTCTTGTGTGGGACAGCCCTTACAACTTCCCGGCTCGTGGCATTGTGGTCACCAGCTACGACAACCTTTCCATCTACTATCAGGAAAGCTCTTGGCGCAGGCAGATCGTGGAAGAACCCAAGAAGAACCGCGTTGAAGACTACAACAGCCGTAACGAAGGCTATGTGGTTGAAACCCCTGAAAAGTTCGCGGCCCTTGAATTCAAGAATGTCAAACTGCCGGATGGCTCCGGCGGCTGGGCATAATAGGCATCCTTCCTCTTTTGCGCGGTGGCCTCATGCGGGGCCACCTTGCGCAGGGAGGGTGCGGGAGAAACGATTATGAGCCTTATGCGCAGACACCAGCAGGCCGTGCAGAACGGCATGGTTCCGGAGTCGCAGCCCAATAAACCTACTAGGGTTATCGCCATTGTGCCTACCGGCTTCATGGCGGAACGCCAGCTGCTTACCCAGCTCACAAGCGCCCTGCGTGAAGACTTTGCACGCCTTTCTGCGTTGCAGTCCGTTGAGCGCAAGCAGGATCTGAAAAGGGATGATCTTATCCCCAAGTATGCCCCCTATGTGGAACGCCTGAAACGCGAAGGCCAGCAGCATGAGCTGCTGGGCTGGTATCTTGTCTGGCTGCTCGATGCCGGAGAGATGGAAAAAGGCCTTGAGCACGGCTTGTGGTGCATTGCCCACAACGTGCCGCTGCCGGAGCGCTTTAACCGCACCGTGCCCACGCTTATGGCTGATGCTGTGGCTGATTGGGCTGAGCCGCTTGTTTCTCGCAAAGAGAGCGTGGAACCCTATCTGCCCTTGTACGTGCACGCAGCTGATGGCCTGTGCGGGCAGTGGGATATTCCTGACAAGCTGAGCGCCCGCCTGCTCAAGCTGCTTGGCGATGCCTGTAGCAATGCGGAGCGGTGGGAGCAGGCCGTGGAAGCGTATGAAACGGCGTTTGAGCTGGGCGCATCGGTAAAGACAGTGCTGGACAAGGCCCGCAAGCAGCTGGCCAAGGCCGCACAGTAGATACTCACCCCCCCAGACCGGCCCGCCGCAAACGCCACACAACCACATAGGTTCGCTGCAGGCTAGTTGACGGCGTGGCCGGTCCCTTTTCAAGGCGGTATTCATGAGCTTTAGCGGCTTCCAAGACGAATCGGCGCACCAGACCATACAGAACGACGGGTTCTTTCCGGACCTGAGCACGCAGGCGCTGTCGAAAGAATATCGCGTGCCCCCCTCGTTTGCTGTTGCCTCACTTGCCGTGCAGCTGAAGCTGGCCATGGCATGGGCTAACCGCCAGTTGAGCGGCTGGAAGGCGCAGCAGAAGGCCGAGGGCCATGCCACGCTTGCCGAGGTGCCTGCCGATACGCTGGGCGGGGAATCCGTTCTGGCCGTGTATTACCGCGCCGCCGTGTTCAATGAGTGCCGCGCCCTGCTGGTGCAGGAGAGCAAGGTGCTTGTGCGCCGTGCGGATGCCGCCAACGCGGCAACGGAAAGCCCGGAGACGGAAGCTGCCTACCATGAGCAGGCAACCAAGGCGCTGGCGGACCTGCTGGGCATCTGCCGTGTGCGCGTGGGGTTGATCTGATGCGCAAGCTGCGGGCGCTTACCACCTTTCTGATGCAGGCAACCAGCCTGCCGCGTGAGTCCTTTGATGCCTTTGTGGACTCCGGCGAACTGAACCCCACGGGCAAGGATCTTGGCCACGGCATTGAGGTGGCGCGTTTTCGGTATGACGCATCCGTCTACCTCTACGGCTATGCCGGAGACGGCCACCAGATTCTGGCGCTGGTGATGGCGTGGGTGGTGGGCCATGACGCGGAGCGCGAGCGGCACGACCTGTCGGATCCCAAGGTGGAAGTGACTATTCTGGATGATGACAGCGCGGACGTGGAAATACGCATTTCCTTTGACGAGGGTGTGGAGCTGGTCATGGATCCGCAGGGGCGTATTCCCTATGGCGGTTACATGTGGAGTGTGACGGACGTGCCCGTGGATGTGGCCGAAGCCGTGGAACGCGTGGACGGCGAAGCACAGGAGGCCGGTATCAATGGCTGATGCCATGACCTTTGGCATTGACCGGGCAGGCATGGTGCGCCTGCAGCAGCAGCTGGAAGTGCTGGCCCTGTCACCGGATGCCAAGCGCAAGCTGGTGCGGGAAATGGCCATGGAAGTGCGCCGCTTCTCCCGCCAGAACATCAAGCAGCAGCGGTGCGTGGATGGTTCGCCCATGGCCCCGCGCAAAAAGAATAAGCGCAACCGGCGCGGCAAGCTGGAGAGGCGCAAGGATGACCGCGCCAACCTGAAAATGCTGGTGGGGCTGGGGCGGCTCATGAGCATTGAGGCTTCCCGCGTTGGTCGTGGGCAGGTGTCGTGGGCCAACACCTACACAGCCAAGATCGCGGACAAGCACCAGCACGGCAAAGATGAGCGTTTTCACGCGAGCGGCAAGAACATCAGCGACAAGCAGAGCGATTTTTACAACCCCAAGGCGCGGGTGGAACGCTGGCTGGCCAAGGAGCTTATTGCCCGTGGCTACCGCAAAGAAGTGCGGCTGAAAAACGGCAGGGTGCGTCAGCAGAAAGTGGCTGTGAGCTGGATTGTGCAGAATATGAGCCGCGCCGAGGCCATGGCCATATGGCAGCAGCTCACCGGGTATGACGCGCCGGATTCGTGGACAGTGGGCGTTCCGGAACGTGCCTTTCTTGGCGTGAATGTGCGGCAGTCCGGAACCATGCTGGAAGAACTGGCGCGGTTGTCCCTGAACCGGCTGCGCAGCAAGGGCAAAATGTAGCCCGAAGGAGAAAATTGTATGGCACTGGGTACCGTGCAGGTGAACAAGCTGAACCTCATGCAGGGCGAGTTTGACGAGGTGGAAAATTACTTCCTCTTTGTCGGTCGCGGATCCGGCGTGAACGAGGGCAAGCTGCTCAGCCTGAACAATGATTCCGATCTGGATGAGCTTTTGGGTGCAACGGCAAGCGTGCTCAAAACGCAGGTGGATGCGGCCCGCAAAAACGCCGGGCAGAACTGGAACGCCGCCGTTATACCGTTGGATGGCGTGATGAGCTGGGAAGATGCCGTGGACTACTCCATGGCGCAGATCACGGTGGAAGCGATTATCGTGACCGACCCTGTTACCAAGTCCACGGATGTGGAAGCCATGCAGGCCAAGACCGTGGAGATTATGGGGTTGTATATGCGGCCCATATGGTTTGTGGCCGCCACCCGCGCCATCGATGCTGCCGCCGAGACCGGCGAGGCATGGCCGGATTTCACCGCCGCCATAAAGCCCCTTGTTTCAGCTGTTCTCGCAGATCAGGTGATGGTTGTTCCCACCCTGTGGGGGCATGACCAGGGAACGCTTGCGGGCAGGCTGGCCAACAAGGCCGTGACCGTGGCGGACTCGCCTATGCGTGTGGCCACCGGTCCCTTGGTGGGCGCGTGGACGGCCAAGCCCAAGGACAAGACCGGCCGCGAAATCGACATGGCCATTCTCAAGGAACTGGCGGATGCGCGGTTCAGCGTTCCGCAGTGGTATCCGGATTATCCCGGCATGTTCTGGGGGGATGGTGCGCTGCTGGATGCCGAGGCAGGCGATTACCGCGTGATTGAGAATCTGCGTGTGGTGCACAAGGCCATGCGCCGTGTGTATCCCCTTGCCGTGTTCCGCGTTGGCGACCGCAAGCTGAACAGCACCCCGGCCAGCATTGCCATGAACCAGAGCTATTTTGCCCGCCCCCTGCGTGAGATGAGCCGCAGTGTGCAGATTATGGGGGTGACCTTTCCCGGCGAGGTGAAGCCCCCGCAGGATGGTGACATTGTGATCAGCTGGCCCACGCGCACCAAGGTGGAAATCTACATGGTGGTGCGCCCCTACAACTGCCCCAAGGCCATCACCTGCAACGTGATGCTGGATCTTACCAATTATGCGGAGGTGTAAGCCATGAGCAGAATCAGCGGAAAGTGCTTTGACTTCCAGCTGGGTGATCTTTCCATCCATGCCGAGAAGTTCACCTGCGACATAGAAGACGGCGGCGAAGTGGCCAAGACCAAGGGCATTCCCGTTGGCTGGCTGGAAGGTCCGGTGGGGGCATCCGGCGAGATTGAGCTTGATACCACCAACCTTTCGCTTGTGCTGGAGGCAGCACGCAGCGCGGGAAGTTTTCATGCCCTGTCCACCTTTGACATCGTGGCCTACGCCAAGGCCGGTGATGAAGAGAAGCGGGTGGAAATATTCGGCTGCAGGCTGCGCGTGAGCAAGCTGCTGGATGTGGATTCCAACAGCGCCACCAAGGATGTGACCACGCTGCCCTACGATGTGACCAGCCCTGACTTTGTGCGGATGAACGGCGTGCCGTACCTCGACGCCAGAGAAACCGAAGGATTGTAAGCATGACGGATCTCTTTGACCGGGCGCAGGCATGCGAGGCGCTGTTCAGGCAGGATGCCATAGAGCACGCAAGGCGCAGTAATGACCGCAAGGCCAAGGTTCCGTCCCGTGAAACCTGCATGGAGTGTGGTGCAGTCATCCCCGAAGCACGGCGCAACGCCGTGCCGGGGGTGCAGCGCTGCATAACCTGCCAAACCGAAATGGAGGGCGGCAAATGAGCATTCCCGCAAACGCACCCCGCGGCATACGCAACAACAACCCCGGCAATATCCGTCACGGTGACAGCTGGCAGGGGCTTGCGCCGGAACAGGCGGACAGCGCCTTTTGCACCTTTGTTTCGCCGGAATACGGCATCCGCGCCATGGGCAGGATTCTGCGCAACTACCAGCGGAAATATGGCCTGAACACCGTGCGCGGCATCATCAGCCGCTGGGCACCGCCCACCGAGAACGACACCGAAGCATACGTGCTGCACGTGGCTGAAAAGCTGGGTGTGGGCGCGGATGATGCCATTGATGTGGATAGCCTGTTGGCCCCGCTGGTTGGTGCCATCATTCATCACGAAAACGGTCAGTGCCCTTACGACGCAGCAACCATTGCTCGCGGCGTGGAACTGGCCCGCGCCTAGCGAGGAAAGAGCATGAGCTTTGTTTCCAAGATCATGGATTTTTTCGGCGGCGGCATTGTCTCCACCATCACGGACACGGTGAAAGAATACTTTCCCCCGTCCATGAGCGAGACGGAAAAGGCCGAGCTGGCGGCGCGGATCCGCGAGGCCGAGCACAAGCGCGAGGTGCAGCTGATGGAGCTGGCCGTGGAGGCAGACAAGGAAGTGACCCGCCGTGCGGCAGAGCTGGAAGGCACCGCCGCAGACTTAAAAGCCCTTCCTTTTGTCGGCAGCTTCATCATCTTCATTCGCGGGTGTCAGCGGCCTTTGTGGGGCGTTTTCACCATGTATCTGGACTGGCAGGTGTTCAGCGGCGGGTGGCAGGTGCAGCTGTCCGCAGAGCAGGGCGGGTGGACCCCGCACGGCCTTGCCTTCTGGTCCGTCAACCTGTTGGTGCTGGGCTTCCTGTTCGGTGAGCGCACGGTGAAGAACCTGCTGCCGCTGGTGACGCAGTTCATGGCCACCCGCAGCACTGCCAGAGAAGCAAAGGGATAGCCCATGGATTTTACCGACGCCTTTGTCTTTTTTGCCAAGTTCATCTGGCCCCCGTTGCTGGCGTGGAACGTGTATCTGCACCGCTCCATCCAGAAGAGCAACGAAGAGATCCAGAAGGGCAAGGATGCCGTGGCAGCACTGCGGCTGCATGTGGCCGAGCATTACACCGGCAAGAAGGATCTGGAAAAGATGTTCTCTGATTTTGAACGGCGGATCGAAGGGCGCATCGATCAGCTGGTGAAAACCCTGTGCGCGACAAAGTGAGGAATGCCATGGAAACCGCAAACAAGATCATTATGACCATTCAGGGCCGCAAGGTGACCTTTGCCCCTTCTCTGGACATTTACAACGACTACATCAACGCCATGATGCCCAACAACAAGGTGGCACCGGCACGCAACTTTGTGATGCGCTGCGTGGACGCTGAAGACAAGGACCACGTGCGCGAGCTGCTGGATAAGCCCGGTGCGCCCATTCAGATCGCCGGTGCGATTATGGAGCAGTACACCCCGGATCTGCAGATCACCGTGGGGGAGTAGAGCGCCTCGCCGAGGGAATGGAGCGCAACCCGCTGGCCCGCATGACCATGCTTGTGCACCGCTGGCTTCCGGGGCGTGGGGTGGATGCGCAGTCCATGGCCGAGGCCGTGCTGCTGGAAAAGGACTATTGGGAGAAGATGGCCGTTGCCGTTACCAACGGTGTGGCTAAAGCCTTCAACGGATAGGGGAATATGAGCACCAATCTTGAAAAACTGATGTTCGCAATCGACCTGCAGGACGGGGTGACCGGCCCTGTGGGGAAGATGCAGAAACAGCTGGACGATCTGGCAGGCCATGCCCGCCAAGCGTTCGTTCAGATCGGCACCGGTGCTGCAGGCATATGGGCGGCTGGCCAGAGCATGGACTACATGCTCACGCCAGCCCGCCAGATGAATAAGGCGCTTATGGAGGTTTCCAGCCTTGATGTGGAACCCAAGGCGCTCAAGACCCTGAACCGTGAGGCGCTGGCCTTTTCCATCCGCTTTGGTGAGTCCGCCAGTGCTGTTGCCTCTTCCGCCTACGATATTCAGTCGTCCATTGCCGGACTGAGCGGTGATGAGCTTTCGCGCTTCACGGTTTCGTCCAACGTGCTGGCCAAGGCCACCAAGGCGGATGCTGCCACCATCACCAGCTATGTGGGCACCATGTACGGCATCTTCAAGAATCAGGCGAACGACATGGGCAAGGCCAAGTGGGTGGAGCAGCTTACAGGGCAGACGGCCACGGCGGTGCAGATGTTCAAGACCACCGGACAGGAGATGAGCAGTGCCTTCACCTCGCTTGGTGCCAACGCGACCGCTGCGGGCATAGGTGTGGCGGAGCAGATGGCCATTCTGGGCACGCTGCAGTCCACCATGAGCGGATCTGAGGCAGGCACCAAGTACAAGGCGTTTCTTGCCGGTGTTGGCAATGCACAGCAGCAGCTGGGGCTCAAATTTACGGATGCGAACGGTAACATGCTGGGCATGATGGATATTATGGGCAAGCTGAAAGGCAAGTTCGGTGATTCCTTTGACGTTGCAGAGTCCGACACCCTGAAAAAGGCTTTCGGCAGTGATGAGGCTGTTTCGCTTATCAAGCTGCTCATGGCGGACACCAAGGGGCTTGGCGCATCCATTGACCAGCTGGGCAAGGTGCAGGGCATGGACAAGGCCACCACCATGGCGGGCAGGATGGTGGATCCCTTTGACAGGGCAACGCAGGGCGTGAACGCACTGATAACGGTTGTTGGGCAGGCGCTGTTGCCTTCCATCAATCCGCTGGTGGACGGCTTTACCGATGTTACCGGCACCATGGTGCGCTGGGCGGATATGTTCCCCAACCTGACGCGCTGGGTGGGCTACGGCATCATGCTCATTCTGGGCTTTGGTGCGGTGCTTGGGCTTGCGTCCGTTGCCAGCGGTGTTGCGCGGATTTCCATGTTCGGCCTGAGCACGGTGATGGGACCGATAACCGGCACGCTGGGGCTTATGCGCAAGGCATGGGCGCTGTATTCCGGTGCACAGTGGGTGGCCAATGCCGCCATGTGGGGTTTCCCCGGCACATGGATTGTCATAGCGCTTGTGGCGCTTGTGGCTGCCGTGGGCGCTGTGATCTGGTGGTGGGATGACCTTAAGGCTGCCTTTCTGGATACCAGCTGGGGGCAGGCTATCATGGGCGTGATTGATCAGGTGGCAGGCGTGTTCAAGTGGTATTTTGACATGCTGGGCCGCATGTGGGGCTGGGTTCTTGAGAAGGTGCAGGCCGTGCAGAAATTCCTTGGGATGGATTCCGGAGCCTCTGCCGAGGTAAACGCCCCGGCTATGCTGGAAGCACCGCGCAGCGCAAGCGTGCCTGCGGGCGGTGTTACGCAGTCCATTTCCAACGCTGTTTCCAAGAACAGCAGCAACAGCCGGACCATTCAGCAGGTGAACATAACCACCAGCAAGCCCATGGATGCCCAGAGCATGAACGAGATGGCATGGATGGCGGCGGGGTAGCGCATGAGCGGCAAGTATCTGGATATTCTCATCACGGACGATGACATAACGCTGGATGCGGGCGGCCTGCCCGTGCCGGTGGCGGACCGTGATTCCATAGCGCAGGACATTGTGCACATGATCCGCGAGACCGGCCTGTTGGTGGAGCTGGTGGGCAACCGTGATGTGCGCACCAAGGCCCGCAATCTGCTGCTTCTCACGCTGGAGGTGGACAAGGATGAGCGCATTGTTCCCGGCAGCACGGAGATAGAAGAAGTGGGGCTGGGCCTGTTCAACCTGAAGGCGGAAACGCTTGAGTTCGGCAGCATTGCGCTGTCGCTGGAGGCCCAGAGTGAGTAGTGACACCGACAAGCTCTTTACCCGCATGCTCAGCGAGGCGGGCTTTCCCACAACGGAAAGCGCCATGCAGGCGCGGTGGGATGCCCTGAATGAACAGCAAGGCTCGCAGATAACCAACAGCAGCAAGTGGTCGCCCTTCTGGCGGCTCATATCCGCCATTGTCACCGAGCCTATGAAGGCGCTGGTTTCCGCACTGGTGACCACCATTCTGCCGCAGACCTTTTTGAAAACGGCCAGCGGTGCATGGCTGGATATATACGCATGGGGCGTGGATCTGGCCCGCAAAGAGGCGGTGCAGGCGCAGGGGGCAATAACCTTTACCCGCACCAACAGCGCGGGGGAACTGCTCATACCTGCCGGAACCGTGATCGAGAGCCCTTCCATCAACGGGCATGTGTATCGTGTGGCCGTGCTGCAGAACACCACCATGGCAGACAAGCAGCTCACAGCGGACATTGCTGTGCGTGCGGAGAAAACCGGCACGGCCTACAATCTGGGGCCGGGGTATTATTCCATTCTGCCGCAGCCCATTTCCGGCATTGCCGCCGTGACCAACGGGGAGAACTGGCTCACGGCACCCGGTGCCGATGAAGAGACGGATGAGGAACTGCGCCTGCGCTGCCGCAACCAGTTTAGCGCCGTGGGGCAGTATCATCACGATGCGGCCTATACGGCGGACATAGCCAGCTTTGCGGGCATTCGCACCGACTACATTGTGTTTGAGCACGAGGCACCGCGCGGCCCCGGCAGTGCCAACGCCTACATTATGATTGATTCCGGCCCGGCACCGCAGGAGTTTGTGGACACCATAAACGCGCATATCCGCGATGCGGGCAACCATGGCCATGGTGATGACATGCTGTGTTTTCCGATGCCTGCACTGGCCGTGAACCTGACCGCCACCGTGCACCCCGTGCCCAACCTGAGCGACGAAAAAGCCGCCGTGCTGCTGCAGGACGTGGAAGGGCGGATTCGCGCCGCATTCCGCGAGAACACGGACTACGACATGACCCGCACATGGCCGCACAACCGCTTTTCTCTTTCGGTGCTGGGTGACGAGCTGCACGCGCAGCTGCCGAATATGGCATCCATTGAATTTGACCGCGAAGACATTGTGGCGGCGCTGGAGCTGCCCGTGCTGGCCAGTCTGACCGTGACCAACGGAGGCGCGTAGTGGACGTGAATATCTCGTTACCCTTCTGGATGGCCAAGGGCGAGCTGGAGAAGCTGCGCCTTGCAGCCGTGGCGTGGTGGGCACAGGTGGCGGAATGGGCCGCGTGGCCCATGCGCCAGCTGGATACGGACACCTGCGACGAGCTGGTGCTGGATCTGGTGGCATGGCAGCGGGACATCCGGCGCTTTGCCGGTGAACCGCTCAGCCTGTACCGCAAGCGCGTGAAGTACGCTTATACCAACGCGCGGGATGCCGGAAGCGTGGCCGGGTTCAAACGCATCTTCATGCGGCTTGGCATCGGTTATGTGGAGCTGGAAGAGCGCATGCCCGGCATTGACTGGGACATAGTGGACATTCGGCTCACTGATTCCCAGCTGGCCAAGAATCAGGCGCTGTTATCCGTGCTTATTCAGCATTACGGGCGCACCTGCAGGCGCTACCGCTGGAAGATCATAACGCCCCTGCCCATCGGAGTGCGGGCGGTTGAGTTCGGCAACGATTACACCATGGAGCGGGCTGCCGTGCCGCCGTGTTCCGTGCGGGTGTGCGTCTGCGAGTTCGGCAACGACAGTGTAACCATGAACGCGAGTGAGGTATAAATGGCAACCGTAATCACACTGGCAGGCGAAAGCCTTATTGCACGCAAGCAGGCGGCGGGGGTGCCGCTGCAGATAGATGCCTTTGTGCTGGCGCTGGTGCCGGGGCTTGATCCGGATCTGCCCGTGGACCGCAGCGAGGGCAAGCCCGCTGCCGCGCAGATTGTGCATACCTACCAGATTCCCGACGAGTATCGCGGGTATGTGAACCCCAATCAGGTGGTGTATTCCATGCTGCTGGGGTCTGACCTTGGCAATTTTACGTTCAACTGGCTGGGGCTGTATTCCAGCGCGGACGATGTGGTGGTGGCCATCAGCCATCTGCCGGAAATGGCCAAGTGGAAAACCGACACCTCCACCAACACGGCAGGGAACAACCTGACCCGCAACATGCTGCTGGAGTTTTCCGGCGCACAGGCGGCCACGGGCATTACCATTCAGGCCGCAACGTGGCAGGTGGACTTTACCGCCCGCATGCGTGGCATTGATGCGCGCGAGCGCCTGAGCAACCGCGATATATACGGGCGAGCCTGCTTTTTTGCCGATGCCGCCAAGGTGGTGAACAACGCGGGCGCGTTCACGTTGCAGGCCGGTACGCTGTATGTGGAAGGCGTGCGCGCGGCCTTTGCCGCCATGCCCCTTGAAGCCGGAAGCCTGCCCAAAAAGGTGTGGCTTGATGTGGGGCTTGTGCAACAAGGGGCGGATATGGTGGAGGATATGGCCGTGACCGTGCTGCCACCTGAGCAGGCCGCGCCGGATTATGCCGATGGCGTGGGCAATGCGCGGTATCGCGTGCCGCTTGCGGAGATTGCCGCAGACGGTACCGTGACCGACCTGCGCCGCACGGAAGGCGTGGTGACGGATCTTGTGGCCTATCTGTTGGAAAACGGCGGGGCAAAGGAAATCAAAGAGCATCTGGAAAGCGCATCTCCCCACGGGTTGCCGCTGGCCGGAGGCGAGCCGGGGCAGGTGCTCATCAAGCAGGAAGATGGTTCCATTGTGTGGGGCAACATGAGCGGCGTGGCCGTGGGTGATCTGTGCTGGTCCAGCACGGGCAAGCCTTCCCCCGGTTGTGTGGCTGCCAACGTGAAGCAGAAGTTTGTGCGCGGGTTATATCCGCAGCTGGTGGTGCGCGTGCTTGCCGATGGAGGCTACCTTGCCACCGAAGAGGCATGGGATGCCGAGGCCGCAGCACAGGAAGGAACGTGCGGCCGCTACTGCCTTACTGACACCCATATAATTCTCCCTTGCTACAAGCATTACTTTGCGTCGGCACAAGATGACGTTGCAGGGAAGGGCGTTGGGGATTGGGCTGGTGATGCGATACGGAATATTACGGGGTCACTTGGGAGGATTCTTTCCGACGGGTCTGCAACACCACCGTTTACAACGACTCCGGTGGCTGGGCAGCAACTCATTGGCAGTACCGTCAGCTACATGCGTCCAACGTCAATGAACGTATCTTTAGTTGTCCCAACCGCAGACGAAAACCGCCCTAAAACCTCTTATCTCCTTCCCTGCATCAAAGCTTGTGATGTGGCCGTGAACGCCGCGCAGGTGGACCTGCTGGCGCTGGCTGCCCAGGTAGCTGCCATCAACGGGGAAAAGGTGGACAAGGGCGATGTTGAATATCGCAGCATCGTAGAGTTGAAAGGTTCGCGTAGCACCACGGGTACGTGGACCATTGTGGGCGTTGTGGTTGGTAAGCCACTCATTCTGTGCATGGATGTGAGCGCAACTCTGTCTGCGTTCTATGTCATCAACGGAGCCGTGGCCGCAGGAACCTCTTCCCAGCCGTTCGGATTTCTTACCGGTTCCACGAACAGCAGCGTTAATGCAGCACTGATAATCCCGACGGATACGACCGTTTCTATCGGGGTAAACAGCTTGTATTCCGGCGGCACTATCTACGCCTACCAATAGGAGAACCTTCCATGCCTGATTCCATTCGTGTGTTTATTCTGGACGGTCGCGTGGCCAATGCGGACAACGCCGATGATGCAGCCCTGTGGCTGAAGCGCGGAGCCCGTGAGCTTGCAGCGGAAGAGGTGGAGGGCACCTTTGGTGATCTGGCCCACCTTGCAGGCCCGCACAACACGGTGGTGCATGCTGACGGCAGCATCACGTTTACCCCGCCCCCTGCACCGCCTGCCCCCACCTATGACGAGCAGCGCCGTGCCGCGATTCTGGCAAAGTGGCCCCTGCCTGCCCAGCTGGAAGCACTGACCGAGGCGGCGGAAAGCCCGCAGCGGCCTGAGAAGCTGGCAGCGTTGCTGGCGGATATTCAGGGCATCAAGGCGCTGTATCCCAAGCCCGAATCGGCAACAGAACCTGAAGCGCCTGCAGGAGCCTAGCCCGTGGGCTTTATCCCCATATCCTTCACGGTGCCGGCTACGGCGCAGATAATCCGTTCCGGCCTATCGGCTGTGGTCACTGGCGTTACCGGTGCCACGGCAGAAGGCACGGGGCGGCTTGCCGCTGTTACGGGCGGGGCTGTGCCGCAGAAATCCCCGCTGGCTGGGGCTGCGGCCAATGTCGCGGCCCTTCGTGCGCAGCTGGAAGCGCTGCTGCAGGCGGGCGGGCGCTTTGTGTGCGTGCACCCGTATGTGCATCCCGTGGGCGACCGGCGCGGGGAATACAGCTATCTCACGCCGTCTGACTGCGTGGCCGCGCTGGCCGGGAAGGTAGCCGATCCGGAGGATCAGCCATCCGAGACGGCCTCTGAAGACGGTGCCGGTGATGCCGATGATGGCAACCTTGCCGCCGTGTGCGTGCTGTTGCATGCGGCGGACCATGGCCCCTTTGCGGCGCTGCTGGCTGCCTTCAATGCCGTGTTTCCCGTCACTGAGCTGCAACTTGCGGAACGGCGGGCGCGGCAGCTGATAACGCTGGAGAAGGATAAACGCATCATCGCCACGGCCCCCAAGGAGCCGCGCTGGGTGGCATCGGCCCCGCACCGGCATGGTGCGCTGTGCGGCATGGATTCGGCGCTTGGCGCACTGGTGGCCCAGAGCGAGGCGTTTGCCGCTGAGAACGCATCGGCAGAGGCCGAGCTTGCCGCGCTGATGCAGGCCCGTGTCGCGCATGTGGCCCAGCTGGATGCCGCATGGCAGGCGCTGTGTTCCGGCCTTTCTGGTGATGCTGGCGCTGCTGGCCTTGGCTGGTATCTCAGCGGCGATGCAGCAGGTATGGCGCGGCAGCTTGCGGCTGGTGGCACGCCAGTGTCGGCCTATAAGCTCAGCGCCGCGCTGTGCTGGGTGGGCGCTACCGAGCGGGTGGCCGTGTTCAAGGAGGTTTTCGGGCTATGAGCAAGTTCTTGATGCTGGATGGCTATTCGCTGCCCGGCTTCGGGCTGATGGTGCAGGGCGCGTTGCAGATCAAAAACGAGGATCTGAGCGGCGAGACCAGTAGCACCAGCACGGTGAACAAGGGCGTGAAGCCCAAGACCTTCACTGTATCGCTGCGCGTGAAATATGATGACGCGGCAGACCTGAAGCAGCTGACGGCCAAGGCCGAGGCCAGAGATTCCGGCGACCGCATGCGCGTGTATGCCTGTGTGAATGACACCGTAAACGCCATGGGCGTGCGGCAGGTGCAGTTCACCGAGCGCTTTGCCGTGAACGAGAGCGACGGCCCGCGCTGCTGGGATGTATCGTTCACGCTGCGGGAGTTCCAGAGCAGGCCGGAGATGGTGGAACAGCGCGAGAGTGCGCCCAAGTCCGTTACCCAGTCCAGCGCTGGCAAGGCAGTGGGCGAGGCCGCGCCGGATCCACAGACGGCAGAGGCCGTTGCCGAGCCGCTGACCTCGTTTGAAAGGATGCTGAAATCCGTGGATACCGCGTTGGGTGGTTCTGATGAAGCTGCGTAAGCGATTGACCGTGAATGGCCAGAATATTCCCTTGGTTGACGAGGATGTGCGGCTTGAGCTGCACGCGCCCGGTCGGGCCATGTTCCGCGTGCAGAGCGCGGCGGCGCTGAGTGGCTTTGTGCGGTTGTATCTTGGTTATTCCAACCAGGATGCAGACCAGTTGTATATCACCGGCTACGTGGAGAAATCCGTGACCGTGGATGCGCAGACACAGCGGCTTATGTGCCGCGAGCTGACCGCGTTGCTGGACGTGCACATGCCCGTGTTTCTGCGGCATCCAACGCTTGCCGATGTGCTGGCGGCGTATTCCGAGCGCACAGGGCTTTCGTTCATTCTGGGGCAGGGGGCGTATGCCTCGCGTGATGTGGCCAGCTTCTGCACGCTTGGCAGCGGGCATCAGGGTATGGACGGCATCGGGGCTGTGTTTGGCATTCCGCGCTATGTGTGGCTGCAGCAGGGCGATGAAAAGGTATTTGTGGGCAGCTGGGACGATAGCCGGTGGGCAACGCGGCCTGTAACGGTTGAGGAGCGGTGGTTCAGCTCATGCAATGCGGACGGCGGTAAAACGCTGCCTGTGCTGCCTGCCTTGCGTCCGGGCGTGTTGCTGAACGGCGAATATGTGAGGGCGCTGCAGCTGCAGGGCGAAAACATGGTGGTGACATGCGTGAAGCAATTAGAAAAATAGTGCTCAAGCTTTTCCCTGAGATTGCGGCGGGGCTGCACCTGCCGCGCTATGCCCGTGTGCTGGCCGTAGCGGAAACACCGGAAGCCGGAGGCACATGTGAACGGTTCCGGCCCCGTTATGCCGTGGATATTCAGATCCTCACGCCGGAAGGGGAGCCGGATGCCGCGTATCCTGTCTATGAGGCCGTGCCGCTGCCCGTGCCGGTTGGCTGCGGGCATGAGGCTGGCCTGTTCGGGTATCCACACACGGGGGCGCTTGTGGTGGTGGAGTTCGCCTATGGGCGCGCGGATCTGCCGCTCATCCGCAATGTGTACCCTCTTGGGCTTTCCTTGCCGCAGCTGCAGGCCGGGGAGCTGCGCTGGATGCAGAGCGAGGCCGCGCACCAAGGGATAGACGCAGATGGGAATTGGACGCGCAAAACGGATATGGCCATCACGGACGCAAGCCGCGACCGTATCATCACCGCCGTGCGCAAGATGGAGAGCGTGGTGCGCGAGATCCGCCGCGTGACCGAGAACAGCACCGAGCGGGTGGACGGCGTAAAGCGGGTGGAAGCGCTTGGCGCACTGCGCCTGCTGACGGCAGGTTCTGCGCGGTTATCTGCCGGAGATTCGCTGTCGTTGACGAGCGCCAGAGACATGGCCAGCACCGTGGGGCAGGATGCGCTGCAGGTGGTGGGCCGTAACGTGCACACTGATGTGCGAGGGGCTGTGACCACAACGGTGGCCAAGACCGTTTGATCGCATTTTCACACGTCATCATATGTTGTCATTTTTTAATTAAAAATCAATATGTAACGACAACATTTCATTCTTTTCAATGTCACCCAAAATCACTCTTTTTCACTTGATTTTAGCAAAAAGTGGGGACAGAATGGGGACAACTTTTTGGGGGTAGCATGGCGTTCAAATGGATCAAAACGAACATTAAGGGTATTCGCTACAGAGAGCATGACACTCGCAAGCATGGTATCAAAAAAGACCGTTACTATACAATTCGATACCAAAGATCTGGACAACGCGTAGAAGAAGGTCTCGGCTGGGCATCCGAAGGATGGACACTGGACAAGGCTGTGGCGACACTGGCCAAGCTGCGCGAAGCTGCCACCACCGGAGAAGGCGAAACTCGCCTGCAAGAAAAACGCAAAGCAGCGGAAGCCCAAAAAGCACTGAAAGAAAAAAAGAACATCACCTTTGCGACAATCTTAGCCGGATACCTTGAGGCGGGTACGGAGAAAAAAAACACCCGCGTTCTGGCAGTGCAGAAAGGATACGGTGACAAGTGGCTTCTGCCAGACCTCGGTCCCCTGCCCATACGGCAGGTGACCGCTGGCCATTTGGAACAGATTCAGAAACAGATTCTCGCTGCCGGTCGTTCAAAGCAAACAGCAGCCCATGCCATAGACTTGTTCCGCGCTGCATGGAACTGGGCCTATAAACGTGAGTTGATCGAAGGCCGCAACCCTGTCACGCAAATGGAGCGCATCCGCCCCGACGGTTCACGCGAGCGATTTTTCAGTGCTGCGGAACTGCAAAGCCTACTTGGATGGCTGCACCGCAAAGACATACATACCTACCGCATCACTCTGTGCGCTGCCCACACGGGTGCGCGACTGGGTGAACTGGCCCATCTGACATGGGACAGAGTCAACCTGCCTGACAGGCAGATCAACTTCATCCACACAAAATCAGGAGTCCCCCGCTCTGTTCCAATGACACCGGAGTTGCATGATATGTTCTCTGACCTGCTCATGACTATGTCCTCGGCTAAAACTTCTGGTATACCTTTAGGCACGAACTACACCCCTGCCGGACTTGCCGGAAAGATCGTGTTTCTCACCAAAGCCCGTAAGCCCTTTTTTAAAGAAATTGAAGGCAGACTACGCACAGACACCCCAACAGCATTCAGATCAGCCCTGAGCGCCTTAAAACTTAACGAGGGGCACGCAACAGCAAAAACAAAACTCACCTTCCACTGCCTGCGCCATACTGCCGCTACCTTGCTCCTTTCAAACGGTGTAGACCCCGTTACTGTACAAAGCATCATGGGTTGGTCTACCCTTAAAATGCTGGAACGCTATTCACATGCTATTCCAGCCACGAAGAGAAAAGCCATGGAAGCGTTATCTGCGGCTTTGAGCGGGGAGGGGTAAAAGTTAACAGCAATATTGAGAACTAATACACCAACGTTCATCAACATAAGAAACAGTTATAAAATCAAGACTATTATGCACTTTCATCTTTCAGGTAATGCAGCTAGCGATTTAAAAATTGTCAGGTTTGAAGATTTTTCGGGCAGTGCTGATGCTTTTCGCCAGCATTGGTATGTACAGCGTGTTACCATGCAAAGACGCAAGCATGTTATTGTTATGGAAGAATCCACGCGTTATGCATTACTTTTTTGCCGGGTTACGCAGCCCTTTTTCAAAAATTTTCCTGAATTTTTTGCAGATACACTTTGGCGACATATTGTTTCGTTATGCGCCGTGCCGACTGCCCGATTTGGCAGCATTCAAGCCATGACTACGGATATGTGCTCCGAAAACATCTATCATAAAGGGCTCAATCGAAGTGTCCAAGCACATATTCGAGACAGTTTTCTCACTTTGGAATGCTACTTGTTGCATGAACCGCCCATAAACCTTGCGCGACAGGAAGACGTATTTCAGATGAATATACGTATCAATGAAACACCTCGTACCCGCTATGGTGAAAAAAATTATATTTGGCCCCTTCGTGAATTTCAGCGGCTCTGGTGTGAACACTTGGGCGTTGCAGCGGTGAGGGGATAACATGGTTTAGATGAAGGTGCAAAAAACAAAAGAATTCAAGGCAACGTGCCTATATAAGCTTCTTCATCCGTCCTGACTGCTTCAAAAAGGAAGAGCGCATGATTCTTGAAAATAAACTACAAATCACGAACCAGATAGAGCTGGCAAAAGCCGAAGAAAAAATCAGCAAGCAAAAGGCAAAACAGCTTTTTGACACTGGCGACATCGCCAAAGCAGAGGTTGGTACATTTAAGGGACTAGCCTTCATTCATGCCTATCTTTTTGAAGATATCTACGATTTTGCAGGTAAAATCCGCGATGTGAATATAGCAAAAGGCAACTTCCGCTTTGCGCCCGTCATGTATCTTGAGCCAGCGCTAAAGCACATTGACGCTATGCCGCAGAGCAACTTTGACCAGATTATCGAAAAATATGTGGAAATGAACGTCGCTCATCCTTTCCGTGAAGGCAACGGACGGGCAACACGCATCTGGCTGGATTTGATTCTAAAAAAAGAGATGAAGCTGGTGGTTGACTGGAATGCCGTAGATAAGGACGACTACCTGTCTGCCATGCAACGCAGTCCTGTGAAAGATGTGGAAATTAAAGTTCTGCTGCAAGCTGCGCTGACAGATGTAACTGAGGATCGTACCCTATTTATGAAAGGTATTGATGTCAGCTATTACTATGAAGGATACAGCGAATTTAAAACAGAAGAGCTTTAG